ACGACTACCAGACGGTCGTGATCGACTCGATCGACTGGCTCTTGCGCAGGATCGAGGAGCACGTGGCCGGGGTGGACGGCACGCCAAATGGAATGAAGCAGACCTTGAACCGCTCGCACGGCGGCTACGGCAACGGCCGGCAAGTCTTAAAGAACTACGTCTACCAGTACCTGCTTCCGGTGCTGGATCGGCTGGTCAACGCGGGCGTGGCCGTCTTGCTTCTGGCCCACGCCGCCCGCCGCTCGATCACAACAATCGACGGTATCGAACTGGAGAAGTCCGCCCCCGAGATTCACCCCGACCTGGCCAACACGATGATCGAGTGGTCCGACTTCGTGGGGGCGATTCGTCTAGTCGGCCAGGACCGGGGACTTGTCCTCTACGAGACGCCGCAACTGGTGGCCAAGAACCGCTATGGCATCGCGGAGAGCCTGCCTTTGTCCTGGTCGGCTTTCGTCGCGGCGATCAGTAACCATAACCCCAAACCACAAGGAGACTGAAAGCATGGCCAATCTAGCTGGATTTGATGCCTCGCAAATTGAGCCTATGACCACATTCGATCCCATTCCGGCCGGGAAGTATCTGGCGATGATCACCGCCTCGGAGATGAAGCCGAACAAGGCCGGCACGGGCAGCTACCTCGAGCTGGTCTTTACGATCATCGAGGGCGAGTACAAGGGCCGGCAGCTTTGGGCGCGGCTCAACCTAGATAACCCCAACGAGCTGGCGGTGAAGATCGCGCGGGCCGAGCTGTCGGCCATCTGCCGGGCCGTGGGGGTGCTCACGCCACGCGACAGCGTGGAGCTGCACAACCTGCCGCTGGTAATCCGTGTGGCCTGCAAGAAGCGCAAGGACACCGACGAGATCACGAACGTCATCAAGGGGTATGAGAAACGCGAATCGGCGAACGGAAAGCCTCAACAGGGCCAGTCGAGCACGCCGCCTTGGAGGCGAAGTTGAGGATGACACGCAATGGGTTGGAACGATAAAATCCACTGCTGCGAAGGATGCGGCCGCGATTGCAGTCGAAGGGATTAGCAATAGGAGACGGGCATATGTTGGACGACGTTCCCAAGCTCAGGAAGTGTTTGAAGTGCGGGAAGATGTTCGAGTCGTTCGGATTCGGCAACCGCCTCTGCAAGGCTTGCCGAGCGAAGAATAAAAAGATTCGCTACCGCGAGCCGGTGGTACGAATACGGCAGCGATCTGGTCCCGATGTCGGTGTGGCATAGGAGTCTGTTGTAGGAGGAGGCTATAGGATGCTCGTTCTATCACGGAAGCGCGGTGAATCTATTTTCATCGGAAATGGAATCCGCATCGTCGTCAGCGAGATCAACGGTGATGCCGTGCGCATTGCCATTGATGCTCCTCGCGAGATGCTAATCTTGCGCGAAGAGTTGACGACACGCGACAAAGATCGAGGAAAGTCTACGCCCGGAGTGCGAGATTCGACTCCTCGGCCTGCAAATAAATGCGACAATGCCGCAAATACTTAGGAAGAGCAATCATGCCGATCAATTCCAGAGACAAAGGCTGCCGTGGCGAGCGGGAGGCGGCGGCCGAGATCACACGGCTATTCCGGGTCGAGGCACGCAGGGGCAGGCAATACTGCGGCGACCCGGAGGCCCCCGACATCCGCACGGCGATCGCGGGCGTCCACTTCGAGGTGAAGCGGACTGAATGGCTGCGGCTCTATCCGGCCCTGGCACAGGCGTCCGCTGACGCAGGCAATGAAAAGATTCCCGTGGTCCTGTACCGCAGCAACCACCAACCGTGGGTGGCCATCGTCAGGCTCGAAGACCTGCCCCGGTTGGCCGTACAGCTCTATCTGACCCTTACTCGGAACCACTAACCAAAGATGCTTCGCCCCTACCAGCAGGCGGCTGTGGAGGCCGTCTACGAGCACCTGCGCAGCCGCGATGACAACCCGGTCGTGGTGCTGCCCACCGCGGCGGGGAAAAGCTGGGTGATCGCACAGATCGTCACCGACGCCGTGACACGATGGAACGGCCGCGTGCTGGTGCTTGCCCATGTGAAGGAATTGCTTGAGCAGAACGCCGAGAAGATTTGCCGGCTGTGCCCAGAGGTACCCATCGGCATCTACTCGGCAGGACTTAATCGCCGCGAGACAGACAAGCCGGTGATCGTCGCCGGCATCCAGTCGATCTACAAGCGGGCCTGCGAGCTCGACGCCTTCGACTTGGTGATCGTTGACGAGGCCCATTTGATTCCGCCTGACGGCGAAGGGATGTACCGCACCTTCTTGGCCGAGGCGAAGGTCGTCAATCCGCACCTGCGGGTCATCGGGCTGACGGCCACGCCGTTCCGCCTGTCCAGCGGGCCGATCTGTACGCCCGAGGGCATCCTCAACCACGTCTGCTACGAAGTAGGGGTGCGAGAACTTATTCGCGACGGCTATCTCTGCCCACTCGTCACCAAGGCCGGGGTCCACAAGGCCGACTTCGGGCGGCTCCACATTCGCGGCGGGGAGTTCGTGGCCGACGAGGTGGAAGCGCTGATGGATGCCGACAATCTGGTGATCGCAGCGTGCAGCGAGATCGTGGCGCATACCCACAATCGCCAGAGCGTGTTGGTGTTCACTTCCGGCGTGAAGCACGGCAAGCACGTGGCCCGCGTGCTGGCCGAGATGAGCGGGCAAGAGGTGGGGTTTCTGGACGGTCAGACGCCGGCCGCCGAGCGGGCGGAGCTTATCGCCCGGTTCCGCAGAGAAGCTATCACAGGGCTTTTGCCGCAAGCACCGCTCAAGTACCTGGTCAACGTCAACGTCCTGACCACGGGCTTTGACGCCCCGAACATCGACTGCGTGGCCATCCTGCGGCCTACGATGTCGCCCGGGCTCTGGTATCAGATGGTCGGCCGTGGGTTCCGCCTGCACCCAGGCAAGCAGGACTGCCTCGTGCTCGACTTCGGCGGCAACGCCCTGCGGCACGGGCCGGTCGATCAGCTCAGGATACCCCACGCGCCCGGGGGCGACACCGGCCAAGCCCCGGCCAAGGAATGCCCCGACTGCCACGCGGTCATCGCCGCAGGCTACGCCACGTGCCCCGAGTGTGGCTACAAGTTCCCGCCGCCGGAGCGCCAGAAGCACGAAGCCCGGGCCGGCACCGCCGGCGTGCTCTCCGGCCAGGTGACGGACACCGAATACGACGTGCACGACGTGCGCTACAGCGTCCACACCAAGCGCGACGCCCCGCCGGATGCCCCCCAAAGTATGCGGGTGGATTACCGGATCGGCCAGTTCACCTGGGTTTCGGAGTGGGTCTGTTTCGAGCACACCGGCTACGCCCGCTGGAAGGCCGAGCAGTGGTGGAAAAAGCGTTCGCCCGACCCCGTGCCCGACACGGCCGAACGGGCCGTCGAGGTCGCCGAGGCGGGCGGGGTGGCGTGGACCGAAAAGATCGTGGTGCGCACGGTAGCCGGCGAGAAATACGACCGCATCGTGGGCTACACGCTGGGGCCGATGCCGGAGCCTGTACCGGACGGCCCATCGGAATACGACTTAGATGATGTTCCGTTTTAACGAAAGGAGAGACTATGTCTGTGTTAGACACGATGACTGATGTAGAGCGACTTCAGGATAATGTAAGCCGCTTCCCGACAGGGGCTGTGCGGAGTACTGACGCCGATGGCGAGCGGTGGGACTTGATCACACCGATCGGCCTGCGTCGCCTGGCCCAGACCTGCGCCGAAGGTGCGGCCAAGTATGGTGAGCACAACTGGACCCGCGGCATCCCGGCCAGCGTGATGCTCAACCACGCCATCCGGCATCTCTACCTGTACCTGCAGGGTGACAAGAGCGAAGACCACCTGGCCCACGCGGCGTGGAACATCCTGGGGGTGTGCCACTTCGAGGAGGCGCTGCCCGCGATGATCGACATTCCGGCAAGGAAGCAGGGCTGATACCGAATGGACACGAGCCTCCTGGACGCGGCCTTGCATTACGCCGAACTGGGCTACGCGGTCTTTCCCTGCCGCCCGGGCGCCAAGCAGCCGCTCACGCGGCACGGATTCCAGGACGCCACGTCTGACGCGGCCCAGATCCAGGCGTGGTGGGCACGATGGCCGGATGCCAACGTGGCGATCGCCGCTACGGGGCTGCTCGTGGTCGACATCGATCCGCAGGCGGGCGGCTGGCCGCACGAGCCGGAGCACGCCGCGGAGCTTCTGGCAGCCGGCGCCGTGTCACTGACGCCACGCGGCGGCCGCCACTACGTGTTCCGCAGGCCGCCGGGCAAGGACTGGAAATGCTCGACAGGGCAGTTGGCCACCGGCGTCGATATCCGCACCGACGGCGGCTACATCGTCGTTCCGCCATCGCGCACCACCAATGGTGCCTATCGCTGGGTGCCGGGAATGGAGCTCGAGATGTCCGCCGCTCGGCTCCCCGAGCCGCCAGGCTGGCTTGCCGCACTGCTGGATCGCAGTGAACGGCGTGCGACGCCGCTGGCAGAAGTTGGCATGACGATTGCCGAGGGGCAACGCAACGACACTTTGGCCCGACTGGCAGGCACCATGCGTCGGGCGGGGATGACCCGCCAAGAAATCTTGGCCGGCCTACGCCAAATCAACGTCGACCGCTGCCGGCCGCCCTTGCCGGAACAGGAAGTCGAGCAGATCGCCACGAGCGTGGCCCGGTACGAACCCGACCAGGCCATGAGCATCCTGGTCCACGGGCTGGAACTCCCGCCGGCGGCGGGCGGCCAACTGCGCTTCACCGGAATCACCTCGTCCGAGTTGGCCGCGGCCGAGTACACCCTGGAGTACCTGATCGATGGCCTCTTGGTACGCGGCCAGCCGGGCGTCATCGCCGGACCCAAGAAGACGCTCAAGACGAACCTCTCGATCGACCTGGCCTTGTCGCTGGCCGAGGGAGGGTTGTTCTTGGGCCGTTTCAACGTCCCGGAGGCCGTGCGCGTCGGCGTGATGTCCGGGGAATCCGGGGCGGCCACCATCCAGGAGACCGCCTTGCGCATTGCTGCCGCCAAAGGACGCCCTTTGGCCCAGTACGAGAATGCGATCTGGTGCTTCGACGTGCCGCAATTGGATAGTGCCCAGCACATGGCCGCCCTGGGGGATTTCATCGCGGAGCACCAACTCGAGGTGCTCATCCTCGATCCGACCTACCTGATGATGCTGGGCCTGGGGGACGACGCGGGGAACCTGTTCGTCGTGGGCCGATTCCTCAAATCGCTCGGAGAACTGGCCCAGAGGACCGGTTGCACGCCGCTATTGTGCCACCATCTGCGCAAGACGCGGGCCGAACCCTACGAGCCGCCCGAACTGGAAGAGATTGCCTGGGCCGGTTTTCAGGAGTTCGTGCGCCAGTGGGTGCTCCTGGGCCGGCGCAAGCGGTATGACCCGGCCGACGGGGGCCATCACGAGCTGTGGATGAGCGTGGGCGGATCGGCCGGCCACAGCGGGCTATGGGCCTTGAACATCGACGAGGGCACGCGTCAGGACCCGGGAGGCAGGCGGTGGGAGGTGGAAGTGCTCAACGCACACGAGGCGTATGACCAGCGGGCGGCAATCGAGGAGGAACAGGCAGAGCGACGTCAAGCCCGACAAGACGACCTGCGTCAGAGGCGGCAGCGCGAAGCGGTCTGGCAAGCACTCTGCCTGTTTCCGGGCGGCGAGACACCTCGCGTCATCCGTGAATCGGCGGGCGTTAGCGGCGCGGTCGCTACCAAACAATTAGCCAGGTTGGTGCAAGAGGGAATCGCGGAAGAATGCATGATTCAAAAACACACCCGAATGGAGCGGGGGTTCCGCCCCAAAAGAAAGTGATGGGACTGGTGGGACTGGTGGGACAGTCCCAGCAGTCCCGGCGGGACGGGTGGTGGTGGGACTGGCGCCTATATAAGGCGCCAGTCCCACCACCACCAACATCGGCCGTCCCACCACCGCAGCCCAGCAAAATCTGTCCCATCATACTTGTGGGGGGTCCTCCCCCGCCAATCCCCTCCAACGGGGCGTGCGGGAACGGGCCCGAATCACTAGAGAGTTTCTTTTGATGGTCCAGACTATCCCCAAGGTCTCAGTCACGGAGGAGAGCATGAAGATCGAGTGGATCGACGTAGACCGGCTGGTCCCGTATGAGCGGAACCCGCGCCAGAACGACCAGGCCGTGGAGGCTGTGGCCCGCTCCATCCGGGAGTACGGCTTCCAGCAACCCATCGTGGTGGACGCCGACGGGGTGATCATCGTCGGCCACACCCGCTGGAAGGCGGCCCGTAAGCTGGGCCTGGAGAA